CGCCCCGGCGAGGTGTACTTTTATTGCGCCCCCACCTACCGCATGGCGAAAGACATCGCCTGGAAAACCCTAAAATCCCTCGTCCCCCAGCCCTGGGTCGCCTCTAAGAACGAATCCGACCTCAAAATCGAGCTAAAAAACGGCTCAATGATCGAACTCAAGGGCACCGAAAACGCCATGGCCTTACGGGGTAGATCCCTCGGCGGCGTAGTCCTCGACGAAGCAGCCTTCATGGACTCAGCGGTCTGGTTCGAAGTCCTCCGCCCCGCCCTAGCCGACAAACAGGGCTGGGCATTATTCATCAGCACCCCCGAAGGCACCGCCTCCTGGTTCTATGAAATGTGGCTCTACTCCCAAGAACCCGAAAACAAGGACTGGGACGCCTGGTCGTACACCACCATCGAGGGCGGCAACGTCCCACCCGAAGAAGTGGAAGCAGCACGTGGCCAACTTGACCCACGAACATTCCGCCAAGAATTTGAGGCGTCCTTCGAGAACCTCTCGGGTCTGGTAGCAATCAATTTCAGCGAAGAAAACATCTCCAAAACCGTAAAAGACATCCCCGACCTAACCCTCTACCTGGGCCTCGACTTCAACGTCGACAACATGTCGTGCGTCTGCGCCGTAAAAGTAGACGACGAACTCCACATCTTCGACGAAATCATGATGGTGAACGCCACCACCTGGGACATGGCGGACGAACTCAACCACCGCTTCGGCCTCACCCGCAAAAAAGACATCTCCCCCGATCCCACTGGAGCGGCCAGAAAAACCGCCGGAGTCGGCCTCACGGACCACGCCATCCTCCGCAAAGCCGGAATTCGTGTCTCCACCCCCAAATCCCCCTGGAAAATCCGCGACAAAGTCAACTGCATCAACACCGCAATCCTCGACGGCAACCAAATCCGCCGCCTCAAGATCCACCCCAAGTGCCGCGAAACCATCAAATCACTCCGCACCCTGGTCTACGACGACAACGGCCTCCCCAACAAAAAACTAGGCGTAGACCACATGTTCGACGCCCTCGGCTACCTCTGCCTAATGAAATTCAATCTAAATAACTACGGTAAACTAGGTACAACAAGTTACCGCGTCTGGTAGATAGTGGCATTTCCTACCCCCGTCAATGCAGTCCGAGCTGACGGCTGGCTGGGCAACCCCTACTACCAAGGAAACGGCCCCGCCAACACCCCCTTCGTGCGCGACGGCCAAGTCCACGCCATGACGCCGGACTGGAACACCATGGCAGCCGTAACCACCGGCTCCGACTACATAAAAAACCTCCACGACCGTTATTTACCGCAAGAACCCCGCGAAGACGAAGATGCCTACCTGGGACGCATCTACCGCAGCGTCCTCTCACCATTTTGCTTGCGTTTAATCGAAAACGCCGCCGGCCTAGTCCTCCGCCGCCCCATCCAAATCGACGGCGACAAATACTGGAAAGATTTCAGCAAAAACGTCGACGGCCTCGGCTCCTCCATTAACGAATACGCCCGCCGCGCCCTCGTCTCCAGCCTCACCTACGGCCACTCCGCCGTCCTCGTCGACTACCCCACCGACCCCGGCATCCTCACCCTCCGCGACGAACTCCAGCTGGGACGCCGCCCCTACTTCATCAACATCGACGCCCCCCAAATCTGGGGCTGGCGCCAAGAATCCACCCTCCCCAGCAGCAAACTCACCCAAGTCCGCCTCCACGAATGGGTCTGCGTCCCCGAGGGCGACTTCGGCGAAAAACGCGAAGAACAAATCCGCGTCATCTACCCCGGCCGCTACGAAACCTGGAACACCGAGGGCATCATCTCCTCCGGCACCTACAGCCTCGACACCATCCCCCTAATCCCCATCTACAGCAACCGCCTAGGAATGCTCACCAGCAAACCACCCCTAGTCGACATCGCCTCCCTCAACATCACCCACTACCAACGCCAAGCCGACCTAATCAACGCCCTCCACATCGCCGCAATGCCCATCCTCGTCCTCGAAGGCTGGGACGACCAACCCGAAGGCACCTCCGTCGGCGTCAACTACGGATTATCCACAATTCCAGGCAACAAGGTCTACTACGTCGGCACCGACTCAAGCAGTTTTAGCGCCCAACAGGAAGAAATAAACCAACTAGAGCACCAAATGTCCAGCCTGGGTGTAACTAAGCTCCTCGGCCAAAAATTCGTCGCAGAATCGGCCGACGCCAAACGAATCGACCAAGCCCAAGCCAACTCAATCCTCTCCATCATCTCCATGGAGCTGGAATCCGCCCTCCAACAAGCCTATAACGTGGCCGCCATCTACACAAACCGGCCCGCCCCAACCGTAACCCTGGACCGCGACTTCGATTTCTACCGCCTCCTCGGCCAAGACATCTCCGTCATCGGCGACCTCAATGCAGCTGGAGCGATCACCGACAAAACCTTCCTCCAAATCCTCAAATCCGGCGAGATTTTACCCGATACAATAGATTTGAACAAAGAACTGCGGGAAACCAAAGTTCTAAAACAACAGAGAAAAAATGAGTTGTTGGATGCCCAGCAGCAGTCAGGAGGCGTGGTTCCCCCAACTGCGAATAAACCGACTCAGAGAAGAGACGGAAGCAGCAACCGCTCTAGCACAGGAACAGGAACAGCAACGCAAGGCTCGCGCCAAGCGCAAACTCGAAACCGCACCAGCTCTAACTGAATAAATGAACACCTCCGTCGTCTCAGCCGCCATCATCGAAGGCAGCTTGATCATTGGCCTGAGCGATGGGTCGATCATCAACTGCGGCTTCGTCCAAGGCCCCCAGGGCCTTAGCGGACCCCAGGGCCCCATGGGCGCCACCGGCGACAACGGCACCGACGGCAACACCATCCACACAGTCGCTGGAACGCCCGGCAACGAAATGGGCACCGATGGCGACTATGCCATCGACAATATCAATTGGCGCATCTACGGCCCCCGTTCCGGCGGCGTCTGGGGCAAAGCCAAATCGATGCTTCCCGACGCGGACAGCATGATCGCCAACGGCCGAATCCCAGCCAGCGGCGGCGGCTCCATGGGCGGCAGTGGCAGCGGCGGGGGCGGCGGCATCGTCTACACCAACACCGTCCAACTAACCAACTCCACCCGCACCAGCCTCAGCACCAAAGCCTCCTACAAAGTCCTCCCCCACCCCGGCGCTGGCCGAACCAATCAGGAAGACGCCAACCAATGGGCATTTGGTGATGTGTTCGACAGGATCGATGAGACCATACCGGTCAAAATCTCATCGGGTACTCCATTTGCAGAGTATGTAGGTCAGCTCTACTACGACGAGACAGATAGCACTCTCTACCTCTGGGATGGCTCGATATGGAATCCCATCGGCCTTAGCGGATCTGTTGGTGGTGGCATATCCGCGGGCGATACTGTTAATGCGCTTTTTCAATACACAAGCAACGCCATCCAGCCTGGCGAGTATGGTTTAGGAGGTAGTAGCGACTTCTCCTCTGGTAACCAGCTGATCGTCAGCAACACCGATCAAAAGGGCGACACCTACCCAATTGAATACTACAAAGTCGGTTCACAGATCCGCGTTCGGAATGTAGATGCAACCGGCCAAGATCTCGGCACTGGTGAATTGGACGGCGTCATCACCGCTGTAACCACAGCAAGCCCCGACACCTACAACATCAGCTACGACCTCGAATTTGGTGCTGGAGTTGCCAACGAACTGGCACGTGTCCGCGTAGCCGTTGCAATCACGATTGACGACCTTGACGACCGCTACATCAACAGAGTTGGCGACACCATGACTGGTGCGTTGGTTATGGATAATGCTTCAAAGATCTTGATGAAGAACACCAATCTCGACTTTAGTTGTGAAGGTGAAGCTGATGTTAATGGTGATTGGGATCCTGCTGTTAATAGATTTAGTCACATTGAAAGCTTGCCACCTCAGCTAATTCAACCAGATGGGACTTCCGCTGGTGATACAAGCAAACCTTTCGGTATTCGAGTAGAGCTTGACGACGGCAACACCTTCAAGAACCAATTCAAGGTCGGCAACCGGAATGGCGATGCTGTCACCATTGCTGGTGGCACTGGCCCCCTAGTTAATTTTGGGAGTGGATTTTCTGGTAACCAAACAGGATTTGCGCCCGGCTATGAGGGGTATGTCAAGATTAACGGCATACCGACTCCTGATTACGCAACAGCAGATCCAACCATTGCTGTCAATAAGGAATATGTAGACCAGCGCGACGAAATTCTCCAGCAGGAAATTATCGAATTAGAGGAAGAAATCGATGCCATCGCCCCATCCGTGGAGCGTGGTAAGTGGATATTTACTGCTGTAGGCACCGTCGCACAGCCCGGTCAATTCACGATGTATGACGATGCATTTGGCAGTGGTGCTCCCACAGGCTTGTTCAAGAACGTTAAATCAATCTGGTTCAATGAAATAGACAGTGAAGGCACAGCCCATGCTTTTGGAGATGTTGACGACGGTGAGCTACTAGAAATCTTTATTGATGGATCACCTGAATTTGGTCTCTATGAAGTCATAGGAAAAGCACACGACGAGACAGATGGAGCTACAAGTTTCTGGGTTGTTGATGTCAACTTTATCCGCACTAATGAAGATACGGCAGCTATAGCACCTAGTGAGCTTTGTCGTTTTAAGATTTTTATGGCACCGACAGGTGGCGAGGCTGGCGACTTTTTGTTGAAGACTGGCGACACGATGACAGGTCAACTGAAGTTTTACTTAGAGCAAGCCGACTCCAGCGCTGATTACACATTGCCAGGGAACAACACTCGGGATATTAGGTTTACCACCAAAAGATTAGATACTGGCGACGAGAATACAACCGCTTTATATAAACCTGGCTTTGCCAATACTTTGGTATGTA